GTCTGATTTGATGAAGACTGAGGATAGGTACTCGAAAGGGTGTATATTTATTTATATAGACACCATCAAACATGAAGATTCTCTTCTTGTGGATTTGATAGAATCTCCTGAGTGGGCATCTATTCAACTATCCATTTGTGATGATAATTATAAGTCATATGATCCTAACTACATGACCGATGATGAGATTCTGGCCGAGGTTGCAGAGCATAGGCGTCTTGGGACATTAGACGCATTCTACATGGAGCGTATGAATGTACCTATATCTAAAGAAGACGCAGTTTTTAAGCAGGAATACTTTAAGTATTTTGAGGATCAGGGGGATCATATACTTGTAGATGGTGAGAGGGTTAGTACTAGAAACCTTCTTCATGTTACTATTACGGATCCGGCCCGTACTGTTAAATTACAAAGTGCGGATTCTGCAGTGTTAACTGTAGCAGTAGACAGAACTTCTAAGCGTATTTTTATTAGGGATATAGTGGCGGAGAAATTCTATCCTGATCAACTATACGCTGAGATGTTTCGTCAGGTGCAGTTGTACTCATCTTTTATCTTAGGATACGAAGTAACAGGCCTTAGTCAATTCATCATTCAGCCTGTAGAGAATGAGTGTAGGGTTAGAGGGATTCATCCACTGATTATGGAACTTCCACCTAAGGGTAGGAAAGAAGATAGAGTAGCCTCTTTAGCACCAAGTTACCGTCTTGGGTATATGTACCATAATCCTAATAACTGTGGTAAGTTAGAAGGGCAGCTTTTAGGATTCCCAAGATCTAAGTTGTGGGATGTTATGGATGCACTCTCATACATAACCTATATCATGGATAAACATGCAGTGTACTTTGACCCGTCTGATGGGGAATCTGTTAATGCTACAAGTGAAGATGAGTATGATGAGTTAGATAACGAAGCAATGATGAGTGTTGAAGATATGGGCTTTACTGTAATTGGGTAATGCTATATTACAAATTGTAACATAGGAATCAAAATGCCAGCAATAATAACAGGAGACAGTTCTTCAGGGGGATTTGACCCTCAAAAAGACTTAGGGTATGAATACCCAGATAATCTTGATCTACGCCCAAATTCATCTCTCCACACTAAATTGAAGGATATGATTTATAGGCGCGCTCAAGAGTCAGCCAATACTATGTCAACTCGCCATAAGGTGTGGAGAGAGATTGACCATACTCTTACTGCCTACATATCTTCTGATGATAAAGAAAGAATGCTCAAGGATGCTGATTCTAGGAAGCCTATTAGCATTGTATTCCCTTATTCATACACAGTTCTTGAAACTCTTCTCTCATACTACTGTGCGGCATTCCTTCAAGATCCCATCTTTCGATATGAAGGCACTGGGCCTGATGATGTGATTGGGGCCATTCTACTTGAAAAGGTGATAGCTCTCCAATGTACTAAGAGTAAAGTAGGGCTTAATCTTCACACCCAGGCTAGGGATGCATTTGCTTATGGCTTTGGCGCTGCCACACCTACATGGAGGGTGGAGACTGGGACTAAGTATGAGACTATTGACCGTGGGGGGTTCTTAGGATTTGGCTCTAAGCCAGAGAAGGTTGAGAGGGAGGTCATCACTTATGAGGGTAATGCTCTTGATAATATAGACCCTTACCTATACTTACCAGACCCTAATGTCCCCATACATGACCCTCAGGCTGGGGAATACATAGGATGGGTATCACCCACTAATTACATGGCATTATTGGCTGATGAGAAGACTTCTGATAATATCTTTAATGTGAAGTACCTTAAAGGTCTCACCAATAGAAAGACTTCTATCTATAACGTGGATAACTCGGGTCGTGGAAGTAAAAGCGGTCTGAGAGGGCGAAATACACCAATTTCTGGGTTGACATCAGGTCTTGATGTTATTAAAATGTTTATAAAGCTGGTGCCTAAGGATTATAGCCTATCCCTTAGTGAATATCCTGAGATATGGTACTTTGAACTGGCCTCCGATGCTGTGATCATCCAAGCTAGAAAAGCTAACTTGAGTCATAATAAGTTCCCCTCTGTGGTGATTGCCCCAGATTTTGATGGATACTCTATGTCCCCCGTCTCAAGGATTGAGATGCTAAATGGGATGCAAGGGGTGTTAGATTTCATGTTCAACAGTCATGTGGCTAATGTAAGGAAAGCCATTCATGATATGATAATATACGATCCTTACCAAGTAAATAGTGAAGACTTGAAGAATCCATCAGCTGGGAAACTCATCAGACTCCGCCGTCCTGCATGGGGTCGTGGGGTTAAAGATGTTGCTCAACAACTTATGGTTAATGACGTAACCAGGGGTAATGTGTCTGATTCCACTTGGATAGTCCAGTGGATGGACCGTATTAGTGGGGCTGATTCTGCTATGCAAGGTGCTCAGAGGCAAGGTGGCCCTGATCGACTTACATCTACAGAATTCCAAGGTACCATGTCAGGTGGGATTAATAGAATGGATAGGATTGCTAAAATCGTTGGGTTACAGGGGATGCAAGATATTGGCACATTCTTCGCTCACCACAATAACCAGATGATGCAGGGTGAAGCGTATATTAAGTTAGCGGGAGAGTGGCAAGAGGTGTTGATGGCTGAGTATGGTGTGGCTGGAGATGGTAGGGGTAGAAAGCGAGTAACCCCTAAAGATCTTGACATTAACTATAATGTAATAGTTAGGGACGGCTCAGTACCTGGAGGTAACTACTCCTCCTCTTGGTTACAATTATTCCAGGTACTGGGTTCGAACCCTGAACTTGCTCAGAAGTTTGATGTAGTTAGGATTTTCTCACATATTGCCCGTAACTTGGGGGCTAAAAATGTTAATGACTTTGTAAGGACTGGGGGTAATATTAGCCCTAAAAGTATGCCTAATGAGCAAGTCATGAATGAAATGCAAGCAGGGAATTTAGTTCCGATGGGGGCTCAAGCATGAGGAATAAAGATGTATTGGAGAATCTAATCTACAAACACTGTGATTATTCCCCTAAAAGTTCGATTTCTAATTTGGAGAACTTTCTTGAAAGTTCTATATATAGAGATTTCTTGGAAGAAATGACTGTGCGAATTGAGGATATGAAGCAATCTTATGAGATTGGCGATAGTAAGAAGTACTTAGAAACCCGTGGGGCCTTAGCTGCTATGAGACTTGTCTCTGGCATTTTTGAAGACCTTTACGAAAACGCTAAATCAGATTCAGAATTGGAGACTAAAGATGGAGAATGAATCCACTGACAGGAGTGTAGATGCCGCGGCCACTAGCACTCTTGTAGATGAGATTAATGAGTTGATGGATTCCCCCTTAGAGGGGGAAGTAGGATCCTCTACTAATGATAACCTTACAGGTGAAGCTCCCTCTGGGGATGGCGTGACTGATGGGGAAATTGCTGTGGAGGGAGATGTGGGTAATGTGTCTGAGGGTGGGAGTGTAGATACTAAATTACCTGAGCAGGTTCTGCAAGATGTCCAAGTCCCTAATGAGCTTGATACTCTTAAAGCCCAGATAGAATCCCTCAAAGGGTTGGTGACACAGTTGGCATCTCCTAAAGAGGGAGATAGGAAATCTCCTGAACTATCTTTAAACTTAGATGATCTCATCAGCGGTGTTGACTTTGATGATATTATGGAGAGTAAAGAAAAGTTTATGGAGTTCATCAAGCAGGCCTTTCAAATCTCGACACAATCAACTACTGGATATGTCCAGAATTTTGTGCCGGATGTAGTAACTCGCCATGTAAGTATGCAGGAGGTTAGAGAGAATTTTTACAGTGCTAATACTGACCTTAATGCTGTACGACCTTATGTGGCAATGGTAGCAAGTAATGTGGCTCAGGCTAATCCTGAATGGGGAGTTGCTGAAGTGTTAGTGAAAGCGGCTGAAGTTGCTCGAGAGTCACTTGGTATATCTAAGACACAACCTTCTGTGGATAAATCTAAAGGTAAACCTCCAGTGCTTCCAGGGGCTAGAGGAGTTCGCCAAGCAACTTCACAGAAGAGTGACTTACAACAAGAAATTGATGAACTTTTGGAGGGTTAAAAATGAAAGAAGGTATGGCTATAGATGGAATGCTTACTGGGGTTCCTGTATTTGAGGCTATTAAGTTGGTAGGTAAAACTGTAGCAGCAACTACAGCTGGAACTACTAATGCAATTAGAGTATTTATGTATGATGAGGGTGGTTATATTATACACTCCACGGGTCTTGAAGTTCCTGCAGATGCAACTGCGGGGTATGCCAAAGGTGCTTTGCACATAGATACTAATGTAGCAGCTGGCACGTCAGGTCTTTATGTTAATGTAGGAACTACTGCAGCTGCTAATTTTGATCTTGTAACTGATGCTTAATTTGGAGGGTTGTTATGTCTTTATTTGGTAAGTTGTTCAATAGTAAGCTCCCTTGTATAACTATAGATGGAACTACAGTTGCAACTGGAGTTACGGCGCTTTTGAAAGACGGAAGCGGCAAGGTGTTGTTAGCCACTGGGACTACAGTGCCTGCTAATGGCACAACTAAATATGCTAAAGGGTGCCTCTTCATCGATACTGATGTTGCTACTGGCACTACAGGGCTTTATTGTAATAAGGGTACGGCAGCATCTGCTGCTTTTACTGCTGTTACTCAAGCTTAATTAATTTGTAAGGAGATAAGATTATGCCTTTTATGGGAATGCGTGGAACTGGTGACTGGGTAGCTGATCAACGACCTAAGTCTTGGCGGGAGATGATTCTTTATCGTTATCCAAATGGCACTGCACCTCTTACTGCAATTTTAAGTAAGATGGGATCTGAGAGTGTTACTGATCCTGAGTTTAATTGGTGGACTAAGTCTCTTCCAACTCAGCGGGCCGCAGTTACGGGGGTTTATACTGATTCAACTCTTGCGACTGCATATACTACCAACACTGGACTTGGCTCAACAGTGTATGTAAAAATGAGTGCTGCTGATGTAGCACACTTTAGATCTGGGCATCAGGTTCTACTTCGTGATGCATCTGATCCGACTGTAGATGTTAATGCTAAAGTGACAAGTGCTGTAGTTAATAGCACCTCATCTTATATCGCTTGCTTACTCCTTGAGGCTGATGACAATTCTACTACACATGATTTGAGTGATTGTGATACTGCTCTTATTATCGGTAATGTGAATAGTGAAGGTGCAGCTATGCCTGACGCTATTGCATATGATCCTACCAAATGGTATAACTACACTCAGATCTTCCGGACCCCTCTGGAAATGACTCGTACTGCGATGAAGACTAAACTCCGTACTGGCGATCAGTATAAAGAAGCCAAGCGTGAGTGCCTTGAACTTCACTCCATTGAGATGGAGAAGGCTCTTATGTTCAGCATCGCATCTGAGCGCACTGGGACGAATGGTAAGCCTGAGCGTACTACTATGGGTCTCATTCCTGCAATCAAGGCAGGTGGGTTGGTAAATGACTTTAGTCTTAATGCTAGTTCAGACTTCTCTGGCTACACTTGGCTTCAGGCTGGTGAGTACTGGCTTGACACTTATCTTGAGCAAATCTTCCGTTACGGGTCAAGGGAGAAGCTGTGCTTTGCTGGGTCAGGAGCACTGCTGGCTATCAATCGGTTGATTAAGGCAGGTGGAAATTTTGACTACAAAGCTGAGACTACCAGTTATGGTCTACAGGTCAGTAAGTGGGTTACTGCATTCGGTACAATCAACGTGATGACACATCCACTGTTCTCCTATGAAGTTACCACTCGTAATGCTATGGCTATCTTTGAGCCTAAAGATCTTAAGTTTATGTATATTGATGATACTATGTATAAGTCTGACGATCAGATGACCAAAGGCGGGTGGACTAATAGGGATGGTCTTAAGGAAGAGTATCTCACTGAGGCTGGCCTTGAGTATCATCATCCTGATGGATGGGGATGGCTGACTGGGGTTGGGGTAGATAATAATGTAACTTAATAAGTGTTAGGAGTGGGGTCACAATGGCCCCATTCCTATATTACAAAATGTAACATAGGAGGTATAGGATGCCTAAAGAAGGTACTACCCTACATAATATGCTTTATGATAGTATTAATTCAGATGTTAATGCTCAAAAGTTAGCAGGTAGGATGGCTGTAAAAGAGATAGCCACTAAAGGTACAGCCTTTCCTGAAATAAAAAATTCTGCCCGTAGAAAAGCTGCAGATGATAGATTAATAGATACATCTATACAAGGAATTAAAAAGGCTATAGATTTATCTAATAAATAACTTACTGAGGGTTAACCATGAACTTACTCCAAATCCGCACACAATTCACCAAGATATCTGGGCGCTATGATCTGGTTAATCCCTCTACTTTTGCTGATGATGGGGCTGACTTCTACATCCAGCAAGGGCAAAGGTCACTGGAAAGGCGTCTGAATATTAATCCTACAGTGGCTAAGTATTATACTGACTTAATAATTGGCCAGTATAAAGTCACTGTACAGAATTGTAGGGCCATTCAGGAAGTGTGGGTTATGAATTCTACAGCTCGTACTGAGGTTGCTAAGATTGGAGATTATGATCTTAGAGCAATTCATCAGACATTTGTGGCTAATATGTATTCTACACCTTTATCTACAATGTCTCAGGGAAGGCCTACTCACTACTACCCCACCAATCTCCGACGTTCACCAGAGACTGAGGATGGTACAGGTGATTCATCCACACTCTCCTCATATCTAGACACCTCCTACCCGTCTGATCCTACAGCATCCGGAATAATCTTACTCCCCCGTACTGATGAAGCTTACGGGATTGAAATCAAAGGACTTTTCTACAGTCCTACTTTATCCATAGATACAGACTCAAATGTTTGGTCATCAGAGTATCCAACCCTTCTAATATGGGCCGCTCTGCGAGAGCTTGAGATTATGTTCCGAGGTAGTAAGACTGCATCTTCATGGGAGGCTCTAATTGAGGGTGAGCTTATAAATGTCGAAAAGGATGCAATCGAGCAAGAAGTTAACAGTATTGACAAGATGGAGGGTTAGATGATTACTCAGGAAGTTGAAGATAGAATTGTACTAAAGGTGATTGAGAGAATCTTAACCTTAATGCCTGAGGTAGTAGGAAATCTCATGGCTAATCATGCCAGTAATGCTAAGATTAAAGATGACTTTTATAGTAAACATCCAAAGTTTAAAGATCACACTGACGTAGTACGAGATGTTGTGGCTAAGATAGAAGGTGCTAAGTTAGGTCAAAACTATGATGACATTTTAAATGGCGCCATTCCAGAAATTGAAAATCAGATCAAATTAAAAACTACACTTAACACTCAGGATGTTCTTCCTAAGAGTGAAGTCCCCAGAGTTCTATCTGAAGGTAGCCCATTTGGAGAATTATAATGCCAATTGAACTTACTAAAGATGGAATTTTCTCTATGCCCATAAAGCCTGAGGTTTTATCTAAAGGTCTCCGTAGGAGTAAATCTAATTACCTTAACAGTGATGGGTTGATATATTGCGCAGGAGCTGTAGGTAGAGAAGGGGTACTTCAAAGGTTAGATGAGTTAGTAAAAACTTTTGACTTAACTTCCACATTCCCTTATCCTCAGATTTTCATCGAGCCTTATATTATTTTAGTGTGCACTGCCACTCATATATATGAGTATGATGGGAGTAATTTAATACTTAAGATATCCACTGCAGTTGTAGGGTCTACTTGGAGTTTAATAACTGTAGAAGATTTTGTGTATATGAGTAATGGGAGTATTACTGTAGTACGAGATCCTATATCAAATATATTTAGCATTACAAGTGATCATCCTACTGCTATGGCAATATGTAATTATAATGGGCAAATTATTATAGGGGCCCCCAATGCTGGGTATAATTTAGGAGATTAAAATGGCTAATCAGTTATCTAATAGCGCAAAGACAATGTTATGGAAGGGGCAGATTAATGCTGCAACTGATACGTTTAAGATGATTTTAATGGATTTAGGATTTACATTTGATAAAGATAATCATCAAAAGTACACAGATATAAGTGCTTTTGAATTACCTACAGGTAATGGCTATACTGCTGGAGGGGTGACATTAATTCTTAATGCTATTACTACGGATAATGTAGAAGATAGGTGTGAAGTTACTTTTCAAAATGCTCAATGGACAGCCAGTGGTGGGTCTCTAGCTGTGGTAGGAGCTATCATTTATAATGACTCTACAGACTCTGGTACTGGGGACGATTACACTGACGCCGTTATATGCTGGTTAGATGCTAATGGGGTACAGACCGTGGCGGATGGCGCTGCATTGACTGTATCTAATATTATGCTAACTGGTGAAGATATATCTATTAGTTAATCGGAGATTACCATGGATATATTGAAGAATAAAAATTTTGCATTTTCTACTCTAAATGCTAATATCCTTATAGATGGATTATCAGTCACCGTGCTTACAGGTGAAGGTATTAGATTTCCCTCTACTGGATATTTCATGGCTGTAATTTGGGGTAGCGCCTATGCAGCTCCTAGTTTAGATTCCACTAGAGAAATTGTTAAGGCAACCCTTACCACTGATGATACCTTCGCTATAACTCGTGCCCAGGAAGGGACTACTGCTAAGGCTTGGCCTGTCGGTAGTAATATCGCATTAGTTATAACTGCTGGGAAGTTAGATGAATTAGAAGTTGCTACCCAAGGCCACTTGCATGGATTTGCTACAGGGACTGGTACTAATACTTACTCAGCTATATTATCCCCCGCAGTCACTTCCTATGCACATGGGGCTATGTATAATATTAAGTTTGTTAATGCTTCTACAGGCGTCTGTACTTTAGGGCTTAATGCTGTGGGTGTCAAGAAGCTTTATAAATACTCTTCTGGAGTTATATCTCAAGCCACTACTGGGGATATAACAGATGGAATGTACAGCTCTGTATTTTATGACAGCTCATTAGATTCTAGTAATGGTGGATTTATTTTAGTTACGTCTAAAATATCATTTCCGTCAGAATTTGCTAGTACAACAGCTTTACTATTCCCTCAATCGTCAGCCCCAACTGGATGGACTCTTGATAGTAGTTGGAGTACCCCAAGAAGTTTAGTGTTGGGTAATGATTATGGAAGTGGCGGTAGTGATTCAGCAGTTAGTTTTACTACGGGAATAACAGTGGGAGACCATGTTGTTCATACACATTCTATTAGTGGGCATTCACATACTGGCCCAAGTCATGCCCACGGGTCAAGTATCGGATATGCTGATCTTCCGGCACATACACACAGTTATCATAATTTAGGTCATCCTGCAGGTAGTTCTGGATATTTCACACAAGCTGAGTATGGAGGTGTTATAACTGGGGCGAGCACAACCGGATCCACTGGTAACGGTGCAGGCCACTCCCATGGAGATACTGGTGCGGGAGGTACTGGGAATACAAGTTCTACATCTGCAGCTGACTCAGGTTCAGGTGGGTCTACTACCCATACTGTTGGGCAGAGTACATACTCCCCTAGGTATGTTACATTAATTAGAGCTACTAAAAATTAAAGGTGAAATTATGGGGCTTAAAGGGTTTATTCAGAAGGATTATTATTCTAAAATCAGCAGGGTAATAGTTGATATAGATATGGGGGAGATTAGTTTTGAGCTCAAAACTTTCGATCATAAAGGTGGAGATGAAGTAATTAACCTTATGGAGTTTAAGGTTAGTAGGGCTGTAGAAGTTAGAAAGTATTTAGAAACTCTCCCTACTAACACCTTAACTCCTCCAGTGTATCCAGAATTATGCACTGCTAGAGAGGCTTTAGTACCTATGTGGCCAGATGGGACACCTCAGCCAGAGATTAACGAATATAACAATGCTCTAATAGCCTACAATACGGCTATGGATACTCATAAGGCATCTATAGTAACTGCAGATGCTACCAAAGCTGCTAAGGCTGAAACTGATAATGATTATGAGAAGTATTTTTCACATAGGAAAGTATTCACTACCGGCAATATATTGGCATGTGCATATACTTATCTCAAAACCAGAGATAGTTTTGTAGGAGTTAATGATGCCGAAGATTAAACCTCCTTGCATTAGGAATCTAGCACGCTTCTCAGATGGGTGCCCTAAGATGGGGTGGGATGGAGAGGAAGGTTGTCCTGCATGGGTTGAACTTACCTATAAAGCAGATGACCCATCTAAACCTGATGTTATTGTTAAGGCGTGTATGGATTTAGTAATTTTTGATCTAAAGTTTAAATCCTTGAAACTCCTTGAGGGTAATCAACTCGCTACGGAGGGCCTTAGGAATGGGCTGTGTGAGAGTGTTAATGGTAAGGTGGAACCTAAACCTGATCCTGCCATAACTCACCTACTCCATCTGATGACCCAATCTCATAATACTTTATTAAGTTCTTAAGAGGTCTATCATGCTTGGGAATATAATTCTTGGGAGTGGCATTTATGGGGATAAACTCCTGGGCATATATACTGTTGAAGTATCAGCTAATATTAATAACAGTAAGATAGGAGTCTTATATAGGGGTCATGGAGTGTTCAGCTCATTCCATACAACTCTGCGAATCCCTGATCTTGATACTTATATAGACTTAGCAAATATAGATTACATACCTAGGATGGGTTTAGGTGTGTATGGTAACTTTGATGAATTCGGAACAACCCTACTTACACGTTTAGCTCTTGGGGTATATTCTAAATTTATCAATCCTAAGATAGTTGCTAGAGGGTATGTAGGAGTATCATTAGATATTGGTGCAATATTTCACCTATCCCATCCTTATAGTAATTGGGTTGCGTGGAGTAATATAGGGGAGTTAAATTTTAATATAGATTCCTCTAATGTAGCAGGTAAAATGCCTATTGGGTTTAAAGGGTTTATCTATGCTATTGAGCAATTAGGGGATAGTAAATTAATCTTTGTATATGGAGATAGTGGGATTGCTGTTATAACTCCTCAAGATCTTTTTTATAAGAAAGGGTTAGTATCTAAGGTAGGCATTAAAGGGAATGGGGCGGTGGTTAATACTGGAGAGTCTCACTATTTTATAAATACTGTGGGGGAACTCTATAAGGTTAGTGGGGATGGAAAGATTGTTAAGTTGGGGTATAGAGAATTTCTATCTCAGATGCCCCTACCTTACATGTCCTACGATGAGATTAATAGTTTAGTCTACATATGTGATGGGACTTTAGGGTATGTGTACTCAGAGGATAGTGAAAGCTTAGGTACTGGCCCTGTGAATATTACAGGGATTAAGTGGCAGGATGACGCTATGTGGGTAGGGGCTTCTAATACAATCACTCACCCCTCCTTTAGCATAGTCACAGACATATATGATATGGGGACTAGGAAGGGTAAGACACTATCAGGCCTGGCTCTGACAGTTAGTGATCCTACAGGCCTTAATGCTGCCATTGATTTTAGACTTTCGTCTAAAGATCCTTTTACATCTACCCCAACTTTAGGTGTAGGGCCTGATGGGAATGTCAAACTTCCATGCTACGGAGTGGAGTTTAGATTTAGAATAGGTGGCACTACTGTGGCTGAAGATCTTAAGATAGAGTCTATTATAGTCAAAGGGCGAATACATGACTATATGTATTTAGATACTGATCGCATTAATTAGGGGGTAAGATGATAATAAAACTTCAACCTGTACAGATTCCCCCTTACTGGGAGAGTATTAAGTTAGCGGCCATTACTGCTAATGAGATTAGAGATGAGAATACCCAAGAGTATTCCATTAAACTTCTTTTAAATCTACTAAACAGTAACTTACAATGTTTAGTTAGTATTGATGAGGGTAGGAATATTCAAAAGATTACCCTTATAGGTATCTACTATGATGACATCCTTAAAGAGAAGTTCATGGTTATTGAGGGTATCTACGGGTTCCAAAAGATGGCCCCTGAAGAGTGGCTTAAGGAGTCTAAGATTTTATATAGATATGCCCAAGATGAGAAATGTACCAGCGTTAGGATGTGTACTAATAATTCTATAGTAGTGGAGCTCGCTAATAGATACGGTATGGCTGAGGTTAGTAGAAATTACACTGTAGATTTAAAGGGGGTAGATTATGGGAGGTAGTAGTGGGGGTGGTGGGAGTAGTACTAGTAGTGGCACTCAGACTAACACTGTAAGATTCGCACCTTATATAGAATCTCAGCATCAAACATTTCTAAGCGTTGTAGCGAATTATAGGAATAGTCTCATAGGAGCTTCTCCATTTAGTAATTTTGTAGGTATAGATACAGACGCAGGATTTTTAGGTGTGGGGATAACTATAAAATCTTACTCAAGTCTATTTAAGAATTTTAATGATTTTATGGTAGACGTAGTCCCACAGACACTGTATGATACTATATTCTCCAAAGTCATGTCCTCGCCAGCGATTAAGGAATCTATAGTAGCTGAAGGGAAGTTGCTTAGTGAAGATGTTAACACAGAGGCTTATCCTAGATTGATGGCCGGAGCCAGAGATCTTAATGCTGTGATGAGTAGTACATTTATTATAGCTAAGGGTAATATAGAGAGTCAGCGACTAAGGCTACTTTCTAAATATAGTACTGGCCTTAAATATGCTATGCTACCAATTATTAGTGATATATGGAATACATCATTAGAATGGAATAAGCAGATAGTAAATACACATCTTCAGAATCTTCAAATATACTATGATATGAAGAAGACTACTGATGAGTATAATTATACCTCGCATACTAAGAATACTATGTGGCCTTTCACAGTGCTTGATCAAGAGAGGGCGGCTCTTGGAGCTTTACAAGGGGCTCAGAGTAGTGAGAGTATACAAGGTGGGGGTGCTAGTACAGGTGCTAAGGTAGTGGGCGGTGCTATGACTGGTGCTGCTATGGGAGGGATGCTTGCAGGTGCATCTAGTGGAGCTGTAGCTGGGCCTGTGGGAATGGCTGTTGGTGGAGTATTAGGCGGCCTATCAGGACTTCTTTAATTGCTTTATTACAAAATGTAACATAGGAGAATAATATGACTACAAGTGGAACTGATTGGGGATTTTTTGGGGGGGCAGGTGAGGATGGTAACTTTAAGGCAAACCCTGAGTTTCTTAGGATGTTAGCCAGTATGGGAAGTAATATCGCGCAAGGTAAGAGTGGTGGTGAGGCTATAGGAGATGCTACTATGGAAGCCCTCAAGATGCGAGCCTTGCAAGGGAATAATCCTCAGGTAACAGCTCCTAATAAACCTGGCCCTGATAAGATTGTCAGAGAAGAGACTATAGATGGTATTACTACTAAAGTATTTACCCCATCACAACAGAAATTGTCTAGCTTAAACTATGGATCTTCACAAATTCCAGAGTCTATGAAAACATCTTCCATGGGGGGAGTGTCTGAACAGTCCCCTTTTTGGGAAGCCCTTCTGGGGCAACTCAGCAATCTCCAAATGTAGGGGGTGGTGTAGATAGTTCTAATCTTATTAGACAAGTCTTAGGGGGTATGGATCTTCGAGGTCTAAGTCCAGAGGATGTATATAAATTGATGGGAGCTGGATTGCAGAATAAACAATTAGATAACATCGACCAATACTATAAGGGCCAACAAGCGCAGAGTAATGAGGTGCTTAAGCAGAAGGCCGCTCAGGATATTCAGGAGAATCGTCTTAAGAGTGTTGAAGAGCAGAGAAAGTGGCTTAATATGAAGCTTGAATCTGGCGAAGTTAAGGCAGATTCTCCAGTTCAGGTGGGGGATAGATGGGTTCAGAGATACCATGATAAGTATGGTAACTTAGTTAGACAGGCTGATATTGGGGCTGCGCCTACCAAAGATTTCAAAGCCCAGGATAAAAAACTTCTTAGAGATCCTAAGGGGAATATATACTGGGTAGGTCCAGGAGATCCTGTTGAGCCGGGGTCTGTACTTGTAACCAGTAAAGATGATGGGTACTCTATCACTGATCAGTATACTCTTAGTGCTTTAAAATCGGGTGTGGAGAGTGGGGTAGATGCTAAGGGTGAGGAGCTTGATGAGGTCACTAGAGATAATAACATGACTCTGGTCAATGCCAATGATAAGCATGATCAGTATATTAAGATCCCTGGGAAGACTATTCCTGGAGGTGGATTTGGTGGTTGGGTTGATAAGGATGTTCCAACTCAGTATATTAAGATCCCTAAACAGGTTTCCAAGATTGTGAATCTCCCTGATGATAAGGTCGTATATTATGATGAAAAAACAGAAAAGGTTCTAACCGTTGGAGCGATTAAGCAAATGGCCAAGGATAAGGGGTACACAATAGAGGAATTTCTCAAGATTGCCGGAATTGCTAAGTGAGGTTAAAGATGCAAAGTATATTTGATATTCCATCTAAAGGGCAACCTCTACAGTATGAGGGAGAGGACTTTGATAATCTTATTAATGATATTAGTAATGCTCAAGGTGTTGATCCTAAACTTATCCGTGCTATAGTACAAACTGAGAGTTCTTTTAATCCTAATGCCACCAATCTTGAGAGTAGTGCTAGTGGGTTGATGCAACTGGTGAAGGGAACTGCCAGTGATATGGGGGTTAAGAATGTTTTTGACCCTAGGGAGAATCTCACTGGAGGAGTCAAGTACTTCAAGCAACAGTTAAACACTGCGGGAGGGGATGTAGATAAGGCTCTCGCTATGTATAATCAAGGGCCGGGTGGAGATCTTAGTAAGGCTCAAGATTATGTTGGTAGGGTGAGAAGTATATATGGGGGACAGCCCACTGCCCAGCCTCAGGATATTGATATGAGTAGCCTTATGGATACGTATGGGCAGAGTCCATATCCAGAGGGTAAAGTTTATGAGAAGCCTCCATTATTATTGACACAACTTATAGACCCTGCTAAGAGGGGGTTCTCAGATGCAGCATCTGCCCCACTTCCAGATACTACGGGCAAGTTACCATTTGGATTTGAGAATACTGGTGGCCCTATTGCACGTTGGAGTAAGGATATACTCTATGGACTGGGCGAGTTTGGGATGCAGTTGGGGGCAGGTCTAATTGGATTACCAGCTGCGGCCATTGGAGGGACTGCTAAGGCTATTACAAGCGGGCCGGAGGCAGGGGGAGAGACCTTCAATCAGATAGCTCACGCTGCTATGGGTGATTCTCAGACTACCACAGCTAAAGTCCTCATGCGGCCTTTTGAGGTAGTGTTTGGAGGAATCTTAAACACTGGAGCTGAATATATTAAGGATTCTTATCCAAATGCCACCCCAGAAGAGTTAGATCATAAGATCAAAGCCACTCAGTTCTTCATGAATGTGGCGATGATAGCTCCGATGTTTAAAGGGGCGTTTAAAGGTAGTGGGGGGATTGACCCTAATAACCCCGCTAAGGCTCTGGCCTCTCAGGAGATCACAGCTGAAGGGGCAGCTAAAGCTAAGGCTCAGATACTGAGTGATCCTAATGTAGCTCCAGAGGTGAAGGTTGAAGTTGAAGGGGTAGATGTAGGGGTACTTAATGAGATTAAGGGTAGGGCCGCTAAGAAGGTTGCCAGTGATAAGGTTAAGGCTGCGCCCATTCCAGAAGTTAAGTTCGCAGGGAATCAAAGTATAGTTGAAGGCCTTCTTATGGAGGCTGAGTTACGAGACGATGCTAATGGTAAAGGTAGTATACGTAAAGCTGCCAAGATAGTTGCAGACCTTGAACAAGATGCCGGATTAGTTGATTTTAACCCTATTAAAGGTATCAGGGTTAAGGGTACTACAGGTAAACTTATTGTTAAGTTAGTTGCTGAAAGGGATGCTGCAAATGCTAAGGAAGTACTTCCAGATAATGGAATGTTTGCGCCTCCTATAGAGCCCAAGAATGAAGCTCCACTTAGTGAACTTCCTATCACTCCTGAAGATGTGAAGGCTGAGGCTACTATTACTACACCGATTGAGGTGGTTGAGCCCGTTAAATCATTAGAGGCTATCCCCCCTAAAGGTGAAGCCTCTTCAGAAGTACCAGTTGTAGAGTCTCAACCTGTGGGTGGAACTCCCATTGAAGAAGCCAATGTTCCAGTTATTAGTGAATTCACTGATATTAATATGGCCAAGGGTGAGGGGTATACTTTCCCCACTAAGAAAACTTTCCCCACTTCAGAAACTGCTCAGGCTAAGGCCACTGAAATGGGTGATGGGCATGAGGTAGTTAAGGTTGGGGAGAAATATAGAGTTGCTAAATATATAGATGAGCCTGTGGTTGCTGAGTTTAAATCAGTAGCTGAGGCTAATGCTGCGGGGTTCGATGTACTGAGTGAGATTCCAGAAAGGCGCCTTAAGTATTATGAGGTAGGGGAGGGTGGTACTGAGCCTGTTAAGATAGGGGATAAGTATTATAGGACTGTTGAATTTGCTGAGATGCCAGAGACCCTTGAGGTAATGGCTGAGGAGCCTACTTCTAAGAGGGTAGAGACATGGGAAGATGATGTTAGCCCAGCTGAGTGGGCAGCGTTGGAAGTGGAAGTAGGAAAGGCCACGTTGAATGAGATCAAGGCGCAGGATAGGATTAAGGCCTTAAGTGGTGAGCTTGAAGTTGAGGCTAAAGCTGCGGGGGAGATTGGAGTTAAGGCTCCTGCTGATCCCGCCCGTATAGCACAACTTCAGAAAGCGTATAAGGAGTGGCAGGATTCCTATGTTACAAAATGTAATATAGCACAGACTCCTAAGAAAAGTGCCCCTCCTAAAACCCCAATCACTAAAGAAGCCCTTGCCCTTGCCAATGATGACTTCAAATCTTTCGAGTCCGAGCAAGCTGCCACTGATTGGATGATGGCTAATGATACTTATGGGAAGTTAGTAGAAAATCCTGAGACTGGTCGGTGGAGTATAGCTAATGCTGAGAAGTTCAAGAATTTGGACGAGTTAGATCTGTTCGATGAAGGGGTGGAGCAACTAACAGGACGTTCGGAATCCTTGTTAGATGGAGATGCCTACCCAGATATGGATATGAGTGATACAGGGGTTAGGGATTTATTTGACATCTTACATAATGAAAGAGGCTCCGCAGACTTAACTCCCCTCCGTGGTGTAGTCGACATGGTGGAGTCTACACTTAGAGCCGCTGAGAAGATGGGTAAATCTATCGATGAATACTTAGCCCACATAGGTGCTGATGAAGCTGCGGCTATGGCATTTAAGTCTGCTATGGCTCGAGTCCCTCAGATGAAACAAGAGTTGATGGATAAGGATCCAGTGACAACTTCCATACTAACCCCTGAGGGTAAGGTAGTTGCACAGACTATAATCAAGAATACGAATAAAGAAGTAATCGCGGTCGGGCCTCCAATTACTGAAACTCTTGCTAACAGGGTCATGTCTGCCAATCGTGATATGCAATGGGGAAGTGATGTTGTGCGGAAAGATCCCGCCACTGGGAAGATTTTAGTTGAGCATACATCTAATGGATTTGAGAAAGCTATGCAAGCTACGGAGGTTAAGATTAATTCCTTCAGATCAGCAGGTCTATCAGATCTTTATAGTATGTGGAGGGAAGCTAAGAGTGCGGCTCATAGGGAGATGGTGGAGGTTAAAGCTTGGATGGACAACCTCGAGAGTCAAATAGCTCCAGAGCGCCGAAGGGATTTTGCCATAGCAGCATATGCAAAGATGAAGAGTGTGAAAGAGGCTTTTGATAGAATGGGTATTACAGAAATTCCCACTCTAACCCCTAAGGAGAGTGTGGTATTAGAGCAACTCTTAGAATATACTCGTAAGTTTAGGGATAGATCTAATTATATTCGTACTCACACAGGGCAAAAAGCTATTCCTAAACTTTTAGATATGGAGGGGAAAGAGAATTATCTCCCATTGGTGAGGGACTTGAATGTCCTCCGTGATATGGGCCTGGCTGAGGGTCTCACTATCTCGGATGCTAAGAAGTTAGGAGAACTTAGTAAGAAATTCAACGGGATGTTTAATCCTAACTCTAAGAAGAGGCATGTGTCAGATATACCGATTGAGCTAGATCCCTTCCAAGCATTAAGGCGCCACGCAGAGTATGGGTTAGATGAAATTCACATTAGTCCTGTGGCTGCACTGGCTAAGGATTTGGCTAATCTTAATTTACCAAGAATTGATGGTGGGAAGGGGAAGATTTCCTTAGTTGATTGGAACCCCTACCTGAGTAGAATGCTAAGTAGGTGGAGTGACCAGATAGTTGGTAAGGATGTAGTGGCTACGGCGCTGGCTAATGCTAACCCATTCTTCGCATGGGGTAAGGATAGGCTTACTAAGAATTTAGTGGTGGGTACAATTGGCGGGTCGGTGAGGACAGTGTTAGTTCAGCCTACATCTTACATGATTGGCATACCTACTATGTTAGATTTAAGAAGTACTGCGTATGGGATATTTAAGTTGATGAGTGAGAGACCTTTTGGTAAGTCTACTGCACGTCAGAATTCTTCTATAATTGATATCCGTGAGGCGGATTATAACTTTAAGGAATTATCTGACTACATTCAGCAAGGTAAGATGAGTGGGACGATTGGATATGCGGCGCAGAAAAGTTTAAAACCCATGAAATGGTTTGATAGTATTATAGCTGAAGCTGCATTCAATGCTGCTAGGTATTATGGGGAGAAGAGGCTTAAACTCCAGGGTAGAGATTTGTATAGATTTGCTGATGATATAGTAGAGAGAACTCAAGGAATGGGGGTTAAGGGGGCAGTTAGTGATATTCAAAGTAGTGCGGCTACCAAGTGGCTAACAATACTTCAGACTTTCGCTATTGCGGATTTTAATCTTATTGCCCGGGATGTGTTAGGGATTAAGAATCCAGAAGCAAATCAGGGGAAGACTATTATTAGGGTGGCTAAGTATGCCGCTGCTACTATCTTAGCAGGACAACTCTATAAGATGATTGGGTTAGACAATGTAGTTCCTGATCCAATCGGCGCTTATCAGCAAGCCAAGGAGGAAGGTAAGGGTGACCTTCGTGCTGTAGGGGCCGCGGCGGGGGAGTTGTTAGAAAAGATCCCAATCATTGGGGGAAGTGCTAAGTTTGGTTCAAGTCTTTTTGGCATAGCTGGGGAATGGGCAGATGTTGTGCCCGAAGCAGGGGAGAAATTTGCGGCATCTTTAGACTGGGGCAACTTAACAGATAAGCAGAAATCTTATAATATAAGACTTATAGCAAGGGCAGTGGGGCTGACTGCTGGGATTCCTATGACCAATCAGATATTGAAAAGTATAAACTCCGCTTATAAGGGCGGGAATCCTTATCAAATAATACTTGGAGTCTACGATGAGGAGAAGAAGAAGAAGGGAGGTCTTAGGCCTGAAATCCCAAGACCCCCTCTTCCACCTAAGCCCTTCTAATTAGGGAGTGTAAGAATACTTCTCGATCTTCCAACCCTGAGGTCACCTTGTAAATTTCATGGGATAACTTAATACAATCCCTGATGAAATCCAAGGTGGCCTCTTCTGTTTTAAAGCCCATACTGTTTTTAAATTTAGCCACTTCCATCTCCCATTCGATGTGGTTAGGGAGGTCTTCATCTATGGCCATATCCCTTTCAATATAGAAGTAGCATACGCCATCTTTACGATCTAAGATATCCTCCATATTAGTGGCGTGAGGTTTAGTGCAGCATAAGAGATGGAGTAATTCTTGAAGTTCTCTCATTTTGTGTCTCCTAACTTGTGATACTTTAAGATGGTATCAGTAGCAGTTTCTATTCTATGAACCCATCCCATGTTTTCAAGAGTCTGAATTATAAGTTGGAGAACTCTGGCATCTGCGTCGTTGTAGAATTTACGTTGGAGCTCTCTTATAGTGATTTCACCTTGTAGTCCTATTTCTTGCATTACCTTACTAAGAACTTCAGCATGTGGAGATTTTCCAATTCCGCTAAAGGTTGAAGGCATACGTTTTTCAGTAGATTCTATAATAGCTATGGAGCGTGCCAGATCTTGTCTATCCAGAATCATTGAGTCACTACGAGAGGCACTGCATATCATGGATAGTTTCATTACATGCACTGGGCGCCGTTCACAGTAGGGGGCAAGGCGTGGATCGTCAAATACTGGAGCCGCATCTGCAGCAGTGTACCAGTCTTTCCACAATTCTATAAAACTCTTAGTTGGTTTAAACTGCCCTTTCATTAAATGGATCTGTTCTAAGTCGTAGTATAGATCTTCACCTAAGGCTTCTTCAGCTGGGGTGAGGAAAGGGATTGGGCAACTCTTGTATTTCTGATCTTCAAATACAAAGATGATTCGTGAAGTAAGCCCACCCCCAATGGCGTCCATACTGAGGCATGAGCGCAGGAGGTCTGGGGTAGTGGCCCCAATTAGATTGACCCACACCCCGATGATGTCATCACTGCCTTGGTGTTTAGTGCGGTAAGTCCAAGTACCTTCTGGCCCTTGACCACCGTCAAACCAATCTGTTAAGTCCATCATTAGTTGTTGCTGGTTGTAGCCTAGGAAGACTACCAGTTCAGGGGCATATACTGTAAGTGATGAGTGGAAGGATATAGCTCCGGTGCTATCGTCCATGAGGGTTTCTTGGGAATTCATGATCTCTCGAACAAGGGCTTCACGGGTGGTAGATTCAGCGGCCAGCTTAACCCCCAGCTTGGAGAGGAGGTTACGGCCAAATCCCATAGCAGTACCCTTCCTTACTTTCCCTGGAGGGCCCACTAACACTACGTACATATTAGGGTAAAAGCGCAGATGACCCCAATTCACTACACACTTCCTCTGTAGAGCTGCCGCTATAGTTGATACAGCAGTCCACACATGGAAGAGTTTAGGTGGCTCGGAATTCTCAGTGTAGGTGAGGTAGGATTCTAGCCAATCGTTTAACTTGCGGGGCATTCTAATCTCCTTTTCCTTTTTCCTTTTTCCTTTATTACATTTTGTAACATAGCATTTATATTAAATCTCTAACAACTGGAAGCCATCGCTTAGTTACGTCGTGATAAGTATCAGCTAAACACTCAGATGTAAAGTTCTTTGGTTCAGCACCGTCAGCCTTATTCAATGTAACTCCCATATGAGTATCCGCAGGAAGGATGAACTTCTTTCCGTAGTGTGTATAGATGGGACGTTCTAAGGATTCCTTAATTGTGGTAAGAATTTTACCATGATCCTTCCATTGTACTGGGTGAGTTGGATGGTAAGGTGTAGGGATCTGGAATCCAATCTGATCGTGAATTTGGATGAGGAGTTCAACATATCTGAAGAGGGGATTAGGATTATAATACACAAAGTTGAGTCCTCTCTGGTCAATAATATCTCCTACGCTCCCTTGAGGTATGCACGCGTAGGCATCCTTAAAAAGTTGATCGTCCAATTTGTCAGTGAATATAGTCTTCCGGCCCATGAGATTAGTGAGAGTTCTATCTTTATTAATGCACTGTTGGATGTACTTATGAAAGCCATGGCGAACTCCAGGGTATGCACGATGGTAACTGTCGACAATTATCTTACCATCCCTCTCAGGGATTTCATTACCAAGTGAGAAAGATTTATAACCAAGATCATAATTCAATCCGTGATTCGCACGTTTTCCCCAATCCCTCCATACTTTTTTACCATCCCCTATATTAGCTAAAGTTTTAGGAGTCCAACCTTCTGGGAGCTTTCCTCCATAGAAAATGGTGGCCATCATAGTAGCAGTCAATCCGTGGGTATCTTTATTGGCCTCAAATGCTTCGATCATTTGAGTGATGCGCCCAACGTAAGCGACTATTCTGCTCTCAGCCTGAGAAAGGTCCATTCCGTAAAAAACATAATGCGGATCGGTCAAGAAATGGGAGAGCACTGAATGGGGTTGGTTTTGGAGATTGTTTCCAGTCCCGAATATATTTTCACTTGAAGATGCCCTAGAGAATCTGGTTCCAACTGGGTTATATGAGCAACGCATCCTCCCGTCAGTGTCAACTTTGTTAGTGTCGAGAAAAGTTGCTCGTTCTTTGGTGAGCCCACGAATTTTAAGTATGATAGACGCCTCTTCAAAACCTTTACGAGCGATTCTCTTAAGTGCTTTTTCATCTGAGGATACCTTTCCATCTTTGCCCTTATAAGCGGGGAGTTTCTTCTCAACGTAGAAATAATTTTTAACCTGGGCAGGAGAGTTTGAGTTGAGTTCTTTACCAGCCAATTTATTAAGTCTAACTTTCAGGTCACTGATCTCACGCCCGAGTTGGTCATAAGCGTCTTTCATAGAGGCTACGTTAATGCGAATGCCGTGCTCCATGAGGTAGACGTAGGGGAGGATTGAGAGACGTTTTCTCTCATATGCGGGGTAGTTGTGTTGTTTAACTAAAGACTCCACCTGCTTGGGATACGCATCTGCACATACTACAGAATCCAGTGCATTGTACTTCCAGCCAGAGTCCCAATTACCAATACCCTTTAGCCAATACTTCCCGTCGTCCTTATAATAAGGAAGGTCTGTATATAGGGAGCATATGAAGTGGAGGCCTACTGGGTAGTCAGGAAGTAGGGTCTTCTGTGCTACCATAGTATCATGGATGTTGGTAGTTTTGATGCCATACTTACGGAGCATATAATGGCAATCAAACACTAAGTTCTGCCCCAGGATGGGAATCTTAGGGTCTTCCAATATACGGGCGATGGTGAGAAGGATTTCAGCCTCTTGGGGAAGTGTGAAGTAGTCGCCTTCCTCTCCAACAAATGGGATGCTAATTACAGTGTTAGGGGAGTAGGAGAAGGAGATACAGGTCATCTCACCATTGAAAATATCTACTTCAATATCATAAGCTATGGGATTTCCAAGGAGACCCCACATCTTACATACCCGTAGGAATTCCATAGACTGCCCAAAGGTAGGGCGGATGATTATATTCCGTGTTAGAGGTTTCCAATTCCCTTCAGCTACTTCCTTAGCCCTCTTCAGGTCGTAGATAAGTAGACGTTTATTAGTGTATTGTTTCCATACTGATGAAGGGGAGATAGAAGGGATGAATTTCTTACCCCCCACCAATGCACAATCAAGCACAGAGCCCCTCCATCTGGTGACCCCAAGGCGATCTGCTAAAGCATATAAGGGAATATTCCCCAGGCCGATGATAACTTTAGCGGGGTGTGCCGCAATTTCTTCAGCAAGTTTGTCAATATATTCACGACCCTTATCTGTTACAGATGGGCCACGCCGTGGGTGGAAGGAGATGTATTTCTCAATGATTTCATCTGCATCTTTTATGACATTTGTCATATAGCAATCAGCCACGTTAATTCCAGCCATGCGTAAATCTTCATGGAGTTCTTGTCCAGAATATCCCGCGAAAGGACGACCACTTCTAATCTCATCAATACCTGGATGTTCTCCGACAATTATATATGTGGCTGTCTTACTTCCACTTGCGGGTACATAGGTTGCAGGACGATTCATAATTATTCCTCAATCAAGTCATAGAGCATTTGACAATAGTGGCAGATTTTGAGAAGGTCAAGTTTATCCTGCCCTTGGCGAGAGTTCTTACCCATTCTATTAGCATACTTTTTTATCTGAGTTTCAAAATCTTGACGGGTAAAATTAGTACATAGATCACCGCCCTTATCTCCATACTGGGGGACAGTATAGTTGTATATATGATCTATAACTTTAAATGTAAAACTTGCAAAATCAGATCCTCTATATGACATAGTTGGCATTACATAACTCCTCTTTTTCTAAGTTCAAAAAAACATTTCATAGTGGCAGTGACATCAGCCATAGCATCATGCACCCCACTAAATTCTTCCTCAAATAGTATGGTATGGAGTTCAGTAAGTTTAGGAAACTTAAAACCCTTACGATTCCCCGCAAAGGGGAGAGCGCAGAACTCTTTCGATTGTACCATCGTGCAGTAAAAAGGGATTTCTTTAATATCACCCAGCATGAGGTCAGATGTAGTAGGGTCATCATACTGAGTGGCAATTTGCGCGGCTGTGAGTTCTATTAATTTGAAGTCAAAATTATAGTTATGGCATACAAGACATTGTGAATTAGTAGTAAGTCCATGAAGTTTCTCGAAAGCCTCCTTAAGTGAGATGCCCTCAGCATTGGCTCTCTCAGCAGAGATACCATGCGCAGCAAGGGCGTAAGGGTTGATTGGTGTAGTGCCGATTTGAACTAAAGTGTTGAGTTCTTCAAGAATTTCACCCTCAGCTGATGTAAGGATGGCCCCTAATTGGATGATGCGTGCTTGAGTTAAATCAGTGGGGGATTTCTTAGTTGGAAGTCCCGTAGTTTCAGTGTCGAAGAATAGGTACATGATTAAAGTTCCTCAGAGTAAATATCTTTGAGCTTTAGAATATAACCATTCTTGTAGTCTTCAGTGAGGTCATTTCCAAAGGCTTTACACTTACACTTATCAGCAGCGATTAAAGTAGTTCCACTTCCCAAGAATGGTACATAGATGGTTTGGTCGGGGCGGGTGAATGTTTCTAAAATCTCTACCATCATATCAAGAGGGCGTTGGGTAGGGTGGTACTTCTTGCCAGGGGTAAGAGGTGGGAAGTTAAACACGTTGGGGCGACCCATCTTGGTAAGCTTAGCGTCACCCTTTCTACAATAGAAGAAGGGCTCATATGAATTAGCCAGTCCAGTTTCTGGTTGTAGAGTTTGACCATTCGGCTTACACCACAATGCTGGGAGGAGTCTAAACTTAAAGCCACTCTTGTAGAGGAGATCAGAGATTTGTGAGAACCAAGGGTCCATAGCAAACCAACAGATGAGCCATCCACCTTCACGGAGAATGCGATAGGATTGTAAGAAAATCTCCGCCATAAAGGGGAGATACTTGGAATTTTCTATCTCATTATACCCCAGCATGACGGAGTCACTTTTTTTGGCGTGTAGATCCATTGCATAAGGGGGATCGATCTCAACAAAATGGATGGATGAGTCAGGGAGAGTCTTCATAGTCTCAAGACAATCTCCAATTAGGTAAGAGTCAATCATACTTTGGAGATGGTTAGATTTGGCGGCCTTATTCTGGAAAGACTCTGCGGCTTGAGACATAGCAACTTTGTTACTAACAGATTTAAGTAACTTCATAGCATCTGATTTGTTCTTACACTTGTCTAGTCCTAATTCAGGATATTGGTCCATAGCACGGGCGAGTTGTAGATCACGGGCAAGATTAGCAGGGGTCTCTTTAAGGAGCTTAGCAGTGTCGGCCTGAGACCAGCCTGCCCCACCTGGGACTTTACCATACTTTCTGCCATGGATAGATTCTTGAAGTTCGTGGATTTGTTTCTTAAGTTGGATCTCTTCAATGGGCGTCATGTCTTTGCGCTCAAGATTCTCAGCCAACTCAATGGTGCGTAGATCTAATTCAGAAATAGGGTAGTCATAGATCTTGGCAGGGATAGTAGTCCAGCCCATAGCAGTGACAGCTTGAGTGCGGCGACCCCCAGCAAGGAGTGTGTAAGGCTTGGATTGGTCTAGACCTTCCATCTTGAGGACTGAAGTTAGACCTACGGCTATGGGAGTGATCAGACCATTAGTCTTGATGGAGTATTTGAGTTGGCCTAAATCTCCGTAGTCTTTTCGGAAGCGGTCTCCGATGTGGATTTGATTGAGTGGGATGTTTTCAAGAAGGGATTTCATTTTAATGCTCCAAGTAGTTCTGCCGCCAAGAGGGCTTTCATCTCAGGGGATAGCTTGTTAATGGCAGTAGAGATATCTTTAGTTTTAGGGTGATGACTTTTAGAACGGGCCACTCTTGCAGGGGGGGTGCTTGTCTTTTTAGTTGCCCGAATAGTACGCTCAGGACGGCGACGCCTACTGGTACGGATGATAGAGAGCTTTGCCAGAAGGTTAGGATAACTAAGATCAGTGATAGATGGGCCGAGTGAGTAGATTGTTGCCACTTAGCCCTCCATATGTGATTTGTGAGTGTAGGGGTGTCCAGCCTTGGCGAGGGCTATGATATCAATATGGCCACTCATAACAGGGCCAAGTGCGGCAAAGCCACCCTTTTTGTGGAGTTCGATAATGCCATCTACTATGGCTTGGAAGAATACTTTTTGAGTACCATGGGGGAAGATATTACGGAGGGTTAGATACTGATCCTCCCTAAGTTCTATTGATAAACGTGGGGTATAATCTTCAGACATTTTAATCTCCTTAAAAGAGGGGCCGAAGCCCCTCAATTGGTTGATGCTATGTTACAAAATGTAACGTAGCAATTATGCGCCAGTGATAAAAGTACTAATTTTGTTCTGCTCACCATACACAGGATCGTTGGTCTTTACGAGGAGCGCCCAACCCTCTTTCCCAATAAGGCCGTTGAGGTCAAGGTCTACAACACCGAAGCATTTCTTGAACAGTTCAATAGCCCACTTAATGGAGTTCAGACGCTTAGCATCAGTGTCTGCATTGGGAAGGGAGAATATTTTGGAAAATCCCTTGGAATATTCCTCGTCAGGAATGTCAAAGTTAACAATAAAGTATCGGTTGCCTGTATCTCCAGTGCGGATAACATTGCCAGCCTTATCTTTATTATACCCAGTAATACGTACCTTGTACTCCCCATCATCAACAGCCATAGGTTCACGAGCATCAGAGGTGTCAATGTCGATGAAGGTAGACTGAGTGGAAGAGTCATCAGAAGAATTGCCAGAGTAATCAGAAAAATCAGCCATGATAAAGTTCCTTTTAATTAAATGATTGGTTGGTTAGTTAGTATAATTCCAATGGAATTTAAGTTAAGAATTTAAGAGTTCTAATGCACCTTTTAGTTTTGCTAATGCCTTAATAGTTTTATCTGTGCTAGGTAGTCCCTCCGTTAGTGATATTGTTTCTTTTATATGATAGACACTCTTAGTTAGAATATCCCCCTCTGTTGTAATGTAATCTTCATCTCCACCTCCGCCACTAATATTTACGGGGTCAGCACCAGCATTCTGAGGCTCTGATTTTAACACAAGTCCTGCAATTTTAATCGGGTCCATACATTCTCCATTTAAATGTTAAAGTTTAGCTTGGAATCTTTCAACTCCACGCCCTGGTAGTACTCATCAATACGAGTAGATATTAGTTGTAAATCATTAGGAATCTTTTGCGGAAACATATCAAAAGGGCTTTTAGCATTAGTGTAGCCATCACTCTGGGTGGAGAAGTAGTAAGTGCGCTTTTGTTCATCATTAACTACATCCCCATATAGAACAATGGCGCTCAATCCCTCAGGTGTGATCTTCTCATCGAGAAGTTTACCAAGAGTTTTCATCTTACGCTCCCCAGTATTAGTCTCCTCTTCATGGGTAAGGAAGAAGACCTTGAGCCCGCCTCTTAATTTAGTGGCAAGAGATAAGACATCCCATATATTCTTAGCCATCAATGTAAATTTATCATACCCTTTGACCATGGCGTTGGACATAAATTCAGTAGCCATAATATACTGCCCATCATCAATTACCAAGGAATCGAACTTATCACTCTTCCCCACCTCCATCATTGCCCTACGGATGGTGTCAGGATTGGCTTGAGTAATCATGTTAGCGCCTTCTACCCACTTGATTCCTTTAGGAAAGGGAAGGGGCTTGCCAATGACAGATATGAGGAAAGTTTTCTCAGGATCCATGTTACGCATAGCAGTAGATTTCCCACGGCCAGACTTAGCCACAACCATTACTAACATGGACTTCTGCCCTTTGTACATTTCGTTGACGTCAGTTGAGGATATTAGATCGGACATAATGTTCTCCAAAGGTTAAGATTCTATGTAATTTATACTTTGAATTGTGCGAGTTATTTCTACCTCTTCATCCGCACTCTCGTCATATACCCAAGAAGTCCAGACTTCACTAAGTCCTTCAGTAGGAGTTCTACTAAACCCATCCTCAACGCAGATTTCACGAGCAGTTTCTAATGTGTTGCAGACATAGATATTTATAAATTCACCTTCGGGTGTATTACTATAGTCTAATTCTTTTATGATAAAGGCATCTTTCATAACTCTTCCTCCCACAGTTTAAGCATTTCATCCCTTACTGGAGTCATTAGATCTATCATTTGAGGGTCTGCACACCCAGCACATCGGAGGTCAAAGATGAGTTCCCATTCTTTCATATCCGCCGTGACTATGATTTTAGTAGCGCAAGCATTAGGGAGGATGTTACGAGCTTGTTGGGGCTTGAAATCTGCGTGTAGGAGAAATGCGTAGATTGATTCAGTGTGATCTAACCCCCATTCAAATTCCTTCTTAACTACCATGGGCCAGTAATCATAGTCGAGAGGTTTGATGAATTGCATCGGAGTGGTAAGGCCATATCTTACATATCGCTGAGATTGTTGGCTAAATGAACAAGGTCGGTGGCGCACCAATTCGTGGGTCATTGCACGATTTGTAATAAACTCAACCGTATATCTACGTAAGGGTGGAGGGATGATTTCTGGAGATATTGTAAAAGTTCCAGCCAGCCAATCTTTTAATACATCACTGTTAGTATTAGGAGTTATCTCCATCCAAGCTCTAAGATTTCCCACAAATACATTATCCATGTAGTTAATATATTTCTCTTTATCCAGCCCGTTATAGCTGTTAGGGAGAGATTTAATAAATCCAATTTCAGAATGCTCCAATACACTGAGGTGGCCTCTGACTATTAAACTTTTAATGAAGGATATGGCAGAGTTTTCTGTGATTTTATCCTCAGATGCGTAGCACACCCTACCAGCACGCTCTATCCACTTTAATCCTTCTTGTGGATTAGATGGACACCTTCCCCAAATTTTATGACTTTGATTGATTAGTTGCATTTTAAATCCTCATTTGATTTGAGTAGTTTTGTGGTGTAGTGTTTGTCCCAGCGATTTAGGATAAAGTCTATTACTATAATCAGCTTCCTTAAGATTTTCTTATCCTTAGAGTCAATAAGATCAGAATTAATCATGTCTTTAAAACTACATTTTGCTAATTTAAGATTGCCAAAACAGTAATTCCTCTTATGTGAAAATTTACATATATCTTTGTGTGTTTTTATGTCACTGACTCTCATAATACCATTACCTCCCTCAAGTTTTCCTCAAGAGGATTCCAGAAACTAACTTCCAAATCATTGGGCATTCTATCGAGATGCTGGAGAGGATTTCCCCAAGCACGGCACATATCTACATAGGTGCATGCTTTGTTATAATTAGTACATGAGCGCCCATTTTTTGGGAAGCATAGAAGAAGATCAATCTCATCAGTAGATCTACTTAGTGTTTCTTTATCTGAATTAATCCTATCGATCCACATTCTAGTATTCATCATCCAGTCATACATTCTGGCATTGGAGAGATTGATAGGGAATCGTTGTAGGATGAACTCATTTCCTTTATAAGTTTTATCGAGGGTCTTTTTAAATTGTAAGAGATTGATAATAACTCCGGAGACTTGCTCAGGAGGGAAGATACAGTTTAAAACATGAGTGTAAGTCCCGCATTGAATGCCCATCTCATGTTGGATGTCGTAGAAATGGCTAATATAGTTGCCACCCCCAGTCTTGTGCTCAAGTGAGCAATAGAGTCCAGTGTAGTTGTCCTGGAGGATGGTGTCCATCTTAAAGGCTACCTTGTAATGGTCGCCAAGGGAGACTGTACCCCCAAATTCAGTCTTGTAGGTTGTATACTGAGTCTTATCAGAAGCCCACTGCTTAAGGTACATAAGGAGGCAGTCAAAGAAACGGCCTGGAGTCTTAGGGGTGAACACAGCATCCGTTGATTCGGGGAATAGGTGTCGATATTCAGTGTTGAAGATTTCCAAGGCCTCTATCACGGCCTGCCCTGAGTAATTGTGAAGGG